GATGCTATAAGTGGTAAATATAAAAAGATAGAATTTGGTAATTTTAAAAAAGAATTAAAAAATCTAACTCAAGAAATAGTATCACAAGCAACTAAACAATCTGAATCATTAGTAAAAGAAAATAAAATAATCCTGGAAAATGAACTTGCTCGAGCTACTGCTCAGATTAATGCAGTTCTAGGTAATAGTTATGTTATTTATGACGGAGACAAGATCTTAGTAGTTGATTCACTTCCTAAAGAAGAAGCTACACATGTAATAAAAATATCTTCAGGTGGTATAGGATTTTCAGAACATGGCATAAACGGACCTTTTAATTCTGCTTGGTTAATAGATGGAACATTAGACATGCAGCAAATTAATGTTATAAATCTTACTGCTTCATTAATAAGAGGTGGAGTATTAAAATTAGGTGGTGCTAATGATACTAACGGTATATTAGAAGTATATGACGAAAATGGAAATGTTATAGGAAGTATTGATAAAGATGGAATACACTTTGATGTTACAGACAAACTTAACTTTTTAAAAACAGTAGAAGGAACAGATCAACTTGGATTAGATGACAGTCTAGAATATAAGCCTATATCATTCTCTGTAAAAGGACATACAGAAATAATAAATTATTTATATCCATCAGATGATTTGTACCCATCAGACGATTTATATTTGGAAGGATTGTGATTTTATGAAACTAACATTATGTATAGATAAACAGCCTAAAACTAATCCGTCAAATGAATTGAAAACATATGAAATAAATATTGGAAATAGATTATGTTCTTATGATGATGTGTATGATGAATTAATTATTACATTAAACGATATTAATCAATTAGAAGGTATTATAAAAAGAAGATGTAATATAGATAGATTTGATATTATTACTAAATTACAAGAAGAATATATACAAACATTAGAGATACCACAAATAACTCTTTTTGAGGGTACTAATTATGTATATTTACAAGATTTTGACTATCTTAATATGAGAATAGAATACTTAACAAATGTTGAAATGAATAAACATTTTGCTAAAACAGAAGAATTCAATTCGAAATTAGTATTAACAAATCAAGAATTTAATCTTAAACTATCAAAAAAATTAGACGGAGAAGAATTTACACATGCAAACATAGCATTAAAACTAAATGATGATACAAGTGAAGCTTTAATAGATGCCGACAAAATTAATATGAAAGGTAAAGAGTGGAACCTTACTGTTGATGATATGTCTATAGAAAGTGAAAACTTTGGTGTAAATAAAGAAGGTGTAATTAGAGCAACAGCAGGTAAAATAGGTGGATTTAATCTAGATGATACAAAATTTTATAATGATATAGAAGGTATTTATGATTATACGAAATTTGATTTATCAACAATAAAGTCTTTTGTATTAGATTTTATTAGTAAAAATCTAGATGCCAATACACCTTATGATTATAGTGGTGATGGAAATATAAACAGTTTAGATGCTTTAAAAATAGTAAAAATTCTCCAGGGTCTTGATGAAAATACAAAAATAGTAAAAGGTAGTGTAGAAATAAATTCTAAAAATCCAAAAAGATGTTTAAATGTTATTGACGAAGATGGGAATATAATTATTTCTCTTGGTCTTGGTGGTATTAACGCATCACTTATAAACACACACAATATTATATGTGGAGATTATGCAGGAATAGATAGTGATATTTTTCATGGAGTAGCTTTAAATGGTGAAAATGGAAAAGTAACTTGTCGAGGTACATTGTCAACAGATATGATAGAGATGATACCTGGCGATAGATTTAGAATGTATAGTTCAGCTGGAAATACCATAACATTAAGATCAAACGACGGAGTTATTATGTGTCATTCTGTTCAACAGACATCATTAGAAACAAAGAAAAAAGATTTCGAAAAACTAGAAAATGCACTTGATATTATAAAAAATATAGATATATATAAGTATCATATGAAAGAAGAAAATGATACAGATAAAAAACACATAGGATTTGTAATTGGAGATAAATTTAATTATTCAAAAGAAGTTACATCAAAAGAAAACGATAGTGTTGAATTATATTCTTATATATCTGTATGCTGTAAAGCAATACAAGAACAACAAGAACAAATAAAACAACTTCAAGAAAGAATTAAAAGATTGGAGAGTGATAAATAATGGCATATCAAAGAGTTAATTGGCAATCTGGAACTAAGGTTGCAGATGGTTATGTTGAAATAAATGGAACAAAACATACAACTGTGCAACCACAATATTCAGGATCCACACCAATAAATCCTACAAGTTTAAATATAATGGATAAAGGAATATTTGATAATTCGCAGGATATAGAACAAAATACCCAAGATATACAAGAAAATAGAAATAATATACAGTCTATTTCTAATAAGATAAATGGTTTATCATCAATAAATAAAATATTTGTTGGAAAGATAGAATGCAAAAATCTTTGGCCTCTTGAAAACGAAATAAGAGTAACAAAAAGTACATCATTCCAAACTAATTTACCAGCAGGTATATATACAATAAGTGGATATATAACTGGTGATGATGCAGTAAGTTCTGCAATTAAATTTTATGACAACAATGAAAATGTAATTACAACTGTTCTTCTAGAACATAATATACACAATATACATCAGACTTTTAATCTATCAAGTGCATGTACGCTTGTAAGAGTATATAGTAATGATACTGTAGAAACAAGTACAAATAAAACATCTATTTTTGAAAATATGCAATTGGAACCAGGTGATGTAGTAACAGAATATATTGAAAGAAAAAAAATTATTCCTGACGTAGAGAATTCTTTAGATAGTGACAGTACTGAAAATGTACCAAGTGTTCATGCTGTAAATTCTAAGTTTGCAGTATTAACTGGAACTATATCAGTAAGCAATGCTTATACAGCACAGGAACAGGTAGATTATCCAACAGGATTTACAAAAGATAATTGCGTGGTTATTTCTCAAATGCTTAATAATATGGGTGGCGCAAATTATAGTAGTGGATATAATGGCTCAATAAGTCAACAACCTCTTATATCACTAGGAGATAAAGTGGCAATACGATTGGCATTTGATGCATCAACAACAGCAAGTTATGACTACAAAGTAGTTCTTATGAAGATATAGAAAGAAGGAAATAAAATGGATAAAATAAAAATATTTTTAACAGGGATTTTTGGAGCATTATTTAGTCTTTTTGGACTATTAACAGTACCTTTATTATTGCTATTAACAGCCAATATAGTAGATTATATTACTGGATTAATAGCAGCAAATAATAGAAACGAAAAAATATCATCATATAAGAGTTTTAAAGGTATAGCAAAAAAGATATGTATGTATCTTTTAATTATTGTAGGATTCATGATTGATGTAATGGTAACATATGGAATTGAACATCTAGGATTACAATTTGATTTTCCTACAATATTTGCATGTATTATAACATTATGGTTAGTATGCAATGAAATAATTTCAATATTAGAAAATTTAATTGATATAGGGGTGGCTATGCCATCTTTTTTGATGCCACTTGTTGAAAAAATGAAACATATGACAGAAACAAAAATCGAAAAAGAAATTGATATAACAAAAGAAACAGATAATAAGGAAGAGGTGTAATTATGATATATGATAAAAGACAAATAAGTAAGCATTTTCATTCAACAGAATTTCAATGTGATTGCTGTGGAGCAATCAAGATTGATGAAAATCTAGTTAATAAGATGGAGAATATATTTAGTAAATTGAATGCAAGTAAATGCATAATTTCAAGTGGGTATAGATGTCCTAATCGTGATATACAAATTGGTGGATTTGTTGGAAAGCATGCAGAAGGCTTAGCAGCAGACTGTTGCTATTATGATAAAAATGGAAATCCGATACCAGCTAAAATTGTTTCATGTGTTGCATGGGATTTAGGAGAATTAAATGGAATAGCTCCAACTAATGATCCAAATTGGATACATTTAGATAATAGACAAAATGGTTATTATCATGGTGATGAATCAAAAAATAATAATAATTTATGGAATAATCCATATGACTATTTTGGAGTATCTAAACAAGACGTTGCTAAATATACAGGTGAAGTCATAAAGAAAAGTGTTGATGAATTGGCACGAGAAGTTATTGACCTTAAATGGGGTACACAACAAGATCATCCAAGTAGACAAGAAAGATTAGAAAAAGCAGGATATAATTATCAACAAGTACAAGACAGAGTTAACGAGATACTTGGAATAAAGAAAAAAACAAGTGCATCAAAGAAATTATATCTACCTGCAGAAGCAAAGTCATGGAGAGTATATCCACTTGATAAAGCTCCATATGTAGGAAATGAATGTGGATTCCTTGCACCTAATTTATTTGGGGGATTAACATATGATATTATAAGAATGGTAAACGATTATGTAGCCGTTATTAAAACAAGAGACTTTGGAACAGTACAAATATATGTAGCACCAGACACAGGTGCAGTAATAAAATAAAAAAACTAGCTTCGGCTAG